TGGGACCATATTAACCTTAATTAAATACAGAATGTTCAGTCATCCAAGTATTAAGCCATAAATTGGGAGAGTGTGGTAGTCGTGAGGCCCCCGCGGATTTTATAAACTTTTGTTTGTTCCGTCATAGCTCTCCCTTTTTAATAAAAAAAGAAATGTTGAAATGTTACAAAAAATCTCATATTCATTTTTATTTTTATTTATATTTAAAACACAATTATACTATGTGTGTGCGCGTAATTTATAACACAGTAACATACATTATTGAGAATCAGTTAGTTAGGTGTTAATTCATAACACGAAACCAACACAAATACACGAAAAGCAACATGGAAATCACTATTTTTAAGAGTATTAAGGATACTTCTGTACCCTTTTATCGCGGGTTGGAAGTAATATTGCTCAGAATAAAAGAGGGAAATTCTAAAGAGTTGGTAGAAAACATTAGGCAAGAAAAAGAAAAAGAGACACGAAATAAATTAAAACAAGAACTTCCTGCAATATGTTTTTCAGGCAAATTTAACAAGCGAGAGGATAAAGCGATAGATCTACATAGCGGTGTTATTTGTTTAGACTTTGATGATTTCAAAACTAAGAAAGATCTTAAAACTAAGCGTTTAGAATTAAAGAAGGACATTTATACACGTGCGCTCTTTACTTCACCAAGTGGTAATGGCTTAAAAGTATTGGTCTGTATTCCTCCTAAAGTAGAAAATCACAAGAAATACTTTCTTTCTTTACAAGATTACTACAACTGTCCTGAGTTTGACAAAAGCTGTAAGAACGTTTCTAGGGTTTGTTATGAAAGTTACGACCCTCAGCTATATTACAACCCTGACAGCCAACTATATGAGAGCACGGACACCGTGAGCTATGAACAGTATGAGTATAAAATTGATGCTCCTACACTAATAATAAAAGAGCAAGATGTTATTGTACCAAGATTAAAGAAGTGGTGGGAAGCTAAGTATGGTATGATTGAAGGTGAGCGCAACAACAATATCTACATATTAGCTGCCGCGTTAAACGATTTCGGTGTAGATAAGAGTTTTGCTAGTTATGTAATGGGTGAGTATATCGGCAATGGGTTTTCTCAAAGTGAGATGAACACCACTATTAATAGTGCTTATAAAAACTCAGCTAATTTTAACACTAAGTATTTTGAAGATACACAAGCCATTGACAATGTAAGGTCAGACTTAAAGTGTGGTATACCTAAAAAGAAAATTAGATCTCAGTTAACTGATTCAGGGTTTGACTCTGAAGAAGTAGACGCAGTACTCAAGCAAGAAGAGGAGATGATAGAGAAGTCAGATTTTTGGTACAAATCTGATAGAGGAGTAATTAAGATAATTCCTTTTAAGTTTAAGGAGTTTTTATCTGATCACGGTTTTTATAAATATCAGCCACCAGGAAGTAATAACTACATCTTTATTCATATTAAGTCTAATCGTATAGACAACACCAATGAAGATAAGATGAAAGATTATATTCTTAACTACTTGTCTCAGTTGGAGGATCTATCTATATACAACCACTTTGCTGACAAGACTAGATATTTTAAAGAGGACTTTCTCTCTTTACTTCCCTATAATGAGGTTTCGTTTAAAGAAGACACCGCAGAAGAGTCTTATATATATTTTGAAAATGTAGCTATTAGAATAACTAAGAATGGTGTAGACCAAATAGAGTATGATGACTTAGATGGATATGTTTGGAAAGACCAAGTAATATCTCGTGACTTTCATTTTTGTGATGACACGGATTGTGATTACAGGAAATTTATATACAATATTAGTGAACACCAAAAACAACGTATAAAAGCGGTAGAGAGTACCATAGGTTTTCTTCTTCATGGATATAAGAACATGGGTTACTGTCCAGCTGTTATTATAAATGATGAGGTTATATCAGATGACCCTGAAGGTGGAACAGGTAAGGGACTATTTGTACAAGGTATTGCACAATTAAAAAAGATGGTTACTATAGATGGTAAGGCATTTTACTTTGAAAGGTCGTTTGCTTATCAGCTAGTATCTGCTGATACTCAGATACTTACCTTTGATGATGTTAAAAAGAACTTTGAGTTTGAGCGTTTATTTAGTGTCATTACAGAGGGTATTACTTTAGAGAAGAAAAACAAGGATGCTATACGTATCCCATTTGCAACATCACCTAAAGTGGTGATCACTACCAATTATGCAATAAAAGGTAAGGGTAACTCATACGAAAGACGTAAGTGGGAGTTAGAGTTTTATGCTCATTACTCAAAAGAATTTACACCCTATGATGAGTTTAAGCGTTTATTCTTTACTGGATGGGATGAAGCTGAGTGGTGTAAGTTTGACAACTATATGGTTAACTGCTTACAGAACTACTTACGAACAGGGTTTATTACTGCACCGTTTAAAAACCTGAAAGACAGGAAGTTTGAAGCAGAAACCTGTAGAGAGTTTGTTATGTTTCTACAAGAGAATCATACTTATATTCCTTTTGATGTACAGATAAAAAGTAATTCATTAAGGTTGTTATTTATTGAGCAGAACCCTGACTTTAGCAAGCTCTCACACAGTAAATGGAATAAATGGATGAGAATAGGAGCTAAGTATTTAACAAAACAAGAGGCCAGAGAAGGTCGGAACTCCGAGGGTATATGGTTTATATTTAAAGAACCTATAACCCAAACAAAAATGGAATTAGGAGATGAAAACAGTTAATAGTTTAAGTGGCGGTAAATCTTCAAGCTACATCGCTATACACTACCCAAGCGACTACAATGTTTTTAGCTTAGTGAGAACAAATGACACAAGTTGTCTGTATCCGGATGCAAAAGTAAGGCAAATTGTAAGCGACTTAATCGGTTGCGATTTTGTAGGAACAACAGAACAAGATGCTATAATTAGGATTATGCTTGAATTGTCTGAAAAAATAAACATTGATTGGATTACAGGAGAAGCTTTTGAAGATATAATAAACGGTAGTTGGAACAAAGGTAAAAACGGAAGTCACTATCTACCTAATCAAATGGTGAGATATTGCACAACGCATCTTAAAATGTATCCTATTTTTAAATATTGGAAACAAAACATAAATGAGGTTTGTGAAATGCGCATAGGATTTAGAAAAGGCGAAGAACGTAGGCAACAAAATATGTTAGCAAAACTAAATAAAAACGGAAACGAAGAAATAAAAATTGTTGTAGGTAAAAAAGGCCAACGTAATAAATGGGGAATGGTAGAATGGAGAAAGCCAAGCTTTCCATTAATTGACAATAATATAGACTCAAAAGCAGTAAATAAGTATTGGTCAGAAAACAAAGAAATTAACTTTCCAACAGGTTACTACAATAATTGTGTAGGGTGCTTTCACAGGTCTCCTTTATTCTTAAATAAAATGTATCAAGAACATCCTAACAAAATAAAATGGTTTGCAAAACAGGAAGAAATAAACGCGCCAAATACATTTAGAAAAGATGTTAATTTTAAACAAATAATGAATTTTGCACCACAACAAGAAATGGACTTCGGAGATTTTAGCGACTGTGATAGTGGATATTGTGGATTATAAAATTAAACTAACATGAAGTTTAGAGATTATCAATCAAGTATTATATATAAAGGAACAGAAATTTTAGAAAATCATGGCTTATTGTATTTAGCCAAGGAAGTACGAACAGGAAAAACATTAACCTCATTAGGGATATGTGACTTAATAGGAGCAGAAAGAGTGTTATTCATTACTAAGAAAAAAGCCATCAGCAGTATTGAGCATGATTATCATTTGTTGAATCCTAATTTTGACATTAAGGTAATCAACTATGAAAGTGTACATAAAATTGATTTAGGTTTTTATCCTGACGTTATTATTGCAGACGAAGCTCATTCATTAGGGGCTTTTGCAAAACCTTCAAAAAGAGCAAAGCAATTAAAAGCCGACCTCAATACTTGGGGATCTAAGTTAATTTTAATGTCAGGTACACCCACTCCTGAAAGTTTTTCTCAGATGTATCATCAAGTGTATGGTCATAAAAACAATCCATTTCGAGGGTACAAAAACTTTTATAGATGGGCTGATGATTATGTGGTAAAGCAAATTAGATACCTAGGGACTCACAATTCTACTGACTATTCTCATGCTAAAACCAACAAGGTTATAGAAGCCATGAAGCCATATACCATAAACTACACTCAACAAGAAGCTGGTTTCAAGTCTACTATTGATGAAGAGGTGTTAACAGTTAAAATGAAAGACATTACTTACGGTCTATGTAATACTTTACGAAGTGACAAAGTTATTGAGGGCACTAACCAAACCATATTAGCCGACACTGGTGTAAAGCTTATGGGTAAGCTACACCAAATGTATTCAGGTACCGTTATTTTTGAGTCTGGAGAGTCTACAATTTTAGACCTATCGAAGGCAGAATTCATTAAGAATCGTTTCGCAAATAAAAAGATAGGAATTTTTTATAAATTTAAGGAAGAGTTAAAAGCTCTTAAGCAAGTGTTTGGTGATCAATTAGTTACAGAGTTGGTAGACTTTGACAACAACCCTGACGCTAATATTGCCCTACAAATTGTGAGTGGTAGAGAAGGTATATCGTTACGTAAGGCGGACCATATTGTTTACTACAACATTGACTTTAGCGCTACGAGTTATTGGCAAAGTAGAGACAGAATGACTACAAAAGATAGATTGTATAATAAAATATATTGGGTATTTGCTGAAGGGGGTATTGAACAAAAGATATACCGAGCTGTAAACCAAAAGAAAGACTATACGTTAAAGCATTTTAGAAACGATTTTAATATATAATGGGAGATTTAAGCAAAAATTACGAAAGGGATGTTATTATAAAATTAGCTGATGACATATCATTTAGATTATTAGGCACAAGAAGCCACGCTGATTATGGTTGGCTAGTAGATAAATTACAAGACTTAAGTAATGATGTTATAGATAACCACATAATGCAATTACCTGAATGAAAGAACAAGACATACAAGCCAAACGAATAAAGCAGCTCGAAGCTGAAGGCTACTATGTCTTAAAGTTAATAAACACGAACAAGAATGGAATACCAGATCTGGTGGCTATACCCCCTGACTCAGGTGTGTTATTCTCTGAAGTAAAAAAACCAAATGGAAGATTGTCAAAATTACAAAAGTACAGAATCAAAGAGTTACAAAAACATGGATGTAAAACAGAAGTATATCGAGGCACCTAAAAAAATAACGCTATCTATAGAATTTATAGATCAATTAGAAAAGAACGAACTTGTTAAGTGGGAGACCATTATAGCTATGGTAGAACGACTAAATAATCGAATAGAGGAAGCTACTTCTCTAGGGCATGTTTTTCACACCGATACCGAAACAGTCTTTATTGAGTTTTATTTTGAAATGAGACCCAATCGAGAGTATTTGATAGATTATATGCAAATAATTTCATCGGATAGATATTTAGATTTAATTTTGGAAGATCGGAAAATTATTTTAACTAAAGAAAAACAGCGATGGGTACGTTAACACATTATCAAGCACAAAACATAGCCTTGTTTGTAATTAAAGGTATGTCGTTAAGAGAAATTGCCGAAATGTATGACGTCCCTTACAAGCAAGTATGTCAAATGTTTAGTATACAAAAGGAGAGGCACCTACGGGTTCCTCTCTTCTTTAGTAGTAAAACCGATCCTTATTATACAAATGAAGAGGATTATGGAAATCTTCCTACCTACACGTGGGAGGATTTATGTGATGAAGAAAAAAAATTATTAGAGAAAAAAGAGCCTGATGTCTGACCGACAGGACAAAATAATACACATATCTTACATTAACTCTCTAATGCGAGAGATTAACGGCCTTACTGACGACATATACGAAGATTTGGTAGATCAAGATGTCCGAGGTCTTCACGATAGCGCAAATGCGCTTATAATCACTTTAAAAGACGTTATCAAGTCCCACGACCTACCTAAAGAGTAATTTTATTCTTTGAGGTCGTATCCATAGTTTTCCTTGACATAATCATAAGCCGCTGCTTCATTTTCGTCAATTTGTTTGTACTTACTTCCTGTTATTTCTTTATAGATCCAATTATTGGTCTCCCAATTGTCTTCTGGCTTATCTTTAATGTTTAGCGCGTATTTCCAAAAACCCGATTCATCTTTACTCATAATTGCTTCCATAGACTCTTTAAAGTTTCCTTTGCCTATGAAGTCGGATATTATGTTAAATGGTTCCTTAAAGCGTTCAAGTTTTTCAATAGCTTCGGATTGTTTATCTATTTTAGCTTGTTCTATTAGTTTTTCCCCTTCATCAACACCAGCCTCATCTAAAGCTCTTTGAGTCTTTTCTCGTTCTTTTAACATAACGTTTTTAGCTTCCTCTATTTTTCCTTCATTGTATAAGTTGTATACCTCATCAAACATCTCTTTACTTAAAAAGTCGCCATATTTTCCACCGCTAGATTCTAGCCCAAGTTCATTAGCTAAACTTTTTCGTATTTCTTCTTTACTGTCTTGATTGTATGATATATAAGAACCTGTTGTTGCCCATTGTTTTTGCAGATACTTCATTAGAGGCACATTATTAAATACACCCTTTCCTTCTAACTCATTAAGAATGCCATTGGCTAACATTCCGACAACGCCTAATCCGTCTAAATTAGCTTTTACTATTCCTGAAGCAGCCTCATACCTGGTTCTGTCTTTGGTTTCGTCACTAGCCTCAGAAAGCCCCATGACGTCCGCTAAATATCCCGTGTTTACAGCAGTAAAGGTGGCGCTAGCGGTCAACATGTTTAATACACCTATTAATGCGTGAGTTAATTTAGGCTTACTAACCGACTCTGGATCTTTCATAGCTTGCTGAATAGTACTAGTGTGAACCCTCAGCCTATTAATGTATGCCATTTGAGAAGATTTGTATGTAGTAACTAAACTCTTTCCTATTGCACTTTCAGCCAAGCTACTTTGTGTCCATTTTTCGCCACTTTGTTGAACCTCGTTGTATTTTCTAAAAAACTTTCGAGCAGCTAAATCCTCAGCTTCTTCACGTGTGTATTTTTTACCTGTTTCAGGATTTATCTCTTTTAAGTATTTTGCTTTGTACGCTAAAGCAGTTGGTATTCCTAGTCCAAATACACCAGCCGCATCACCAACCAATGTAGATCCCATGGAAATTTTAACGTACAGCCTAGTCATTAATCTAAGGTCCTTCGCGCTAAAACCTTGGATACCTCTCTTACTCAAAACAGCCGATAAAGCTGGGTCAATAGCCCCCGTTCTGTATCTCTCAAGTATTTGAGGACTACTCACAAGGTCGTACATAAATTTTAAGTTTTCGGGACTTAAATTATTTACATCTGCAAACTGTTTTAAAATGGCTTTAGGACCTACTCCATCTTCTACACTGTCAAATAACCATATACTAGTAGAGGCGGCTTGTTTTGGTATGTTTTTTAATTTATTACCAATCATCCACGATATTTGGAGCATATTAAGGGTTTGAAGCATTTGTTCACCCGCAGTAGCTGGTGATGAAGGAGCTAATGAAGCATAAAGTCTATTTACTAATTCTCTATACCCACCTTTACCTAGAGCTTTTTTAATATCTGCTTGTGTTTTAGGGTTAATTAAATCTTGTACATCTTCATAAATATCATAATGTTTATCAGTAAACGTCATGCTCTCCGCCCAAGACCTAGCTTTAGAGGTGGCATTAGAAAACACAACAGCTCCTGCTGTAGACTCGTATTGACCTGTTTCTGGATTCCACTTAAATTGAGCATGTTTGTCAAAAAAGTGACTTACAATAGGGTTTTTGCTTTGTGTGGGGTTATCACTAGTTCGTACTTCTCCATCCGAGGTAATTCCTGTTAAGCCAACTAATTTATCTTCAAAATCTCTACCGCCTCCTTTTGTTCCAGCAGACTCTGTAGGAAGGTATCTAACTTTGTTGCCGTCAGGATCTAATCTTATTTCATCCCAATCTTTATTCATTACCTTCTCATAAACATCTCTAAATCGTTCACTATTTTTTTCATAAAAATCAAACAAACCTTCTGCATATTCGCGTAACGCGGGTTGACTAGCCATATACTCCTCCAACGCTTTTACATCTACACCTGATGCTTTTACTCTAGCAGCTCCTTCAGCTTTATAAGTCATATACATATCTACTATAGCATCATTAGTTACTCGAATTGGCTTTTTTGTTTCAGAATCTAAATAAATAGCTTTTTTAGGACGTAGCATTAGTTTTGTAGACGATACCCCTGCGTCTTTTCTAACCTTTTTAAGCTCCTTACCTAACTCTCTTAAATCTGCAATTTGATCATAACGAGCGTTTATAATGTCTGCTTCAATCTTATCTGCTATCCGAGTTAATTTAGGGAACTTGGCTTTTAAGTTAGCCAACAAGCTTTGTACACTTTGAATGGACCTAAAACCTAAAGGGCTTGCAAAATCGGCAATTGCTCTTAGTTTGGCGTCCGTTTGCTGCTTAGGCTCTCTCGTGTATCCTTTTGACCCTGTAGTTTTTAATCCCTCGCTTTCTAGTAGTTTTACATTTTCTTTACTAATAGCATAAGTCTCACCATCACTTTCTACTATTACATCAGCTCCTGTTTCAGGTGTTTCTATTTTTTCGTAAGCTTCTTCTTGACGATTTCGCTTCTCTAACTTATTAACCGCATCTTTAAGTTTGTCCATACCACTAATGTACTCATCCATGGTAATTTCATTATTATCTACTTGATCCTTAAGTTCGTTAGCTTTTGTGTCGTAAGCATTGTTAATTTCTTCTTGCGTAGGAGGCTCATTTTTAGGCAACTTAATTTCCACATCTCCCGTTACTGTCCTTCCGGTGTTAGGGTTAACATATTCTTCTTGTAACTCTACCGTATACTCACCCTCACTTTCAGTAACCTCAGTGGTGGGGGATTCTGTTTGTTTTTTGTTTTTTACAGCTTCTGCATCAGCTTCTAGTTTTTTGGCTAACTCTTTAAAGGTCTCACTTCCGTATTTATTAAGCTTGGGATTGTTTTCGTTAGTAAGTGGCTCCATACTTAAGTTACCCTCGTTATCTACTCTTCCTTTAACAAACCAACCGTCTTTAGCGAAGTATTTTAAAGGAACCCATTTTCCTTTTGATTCAGGACCAGTTCCCTCTCCTTTAGATTCGTACATTAAGAATTTTTCTCCTGTACCTTCTACTTCAAATTCAAATATTCTTCGACCATCTACAATCCCTAAATCTCTCTTAAACACCACATTAGCATTGTCTGCATCTAATTTTTTTCCTAATTCTGCCGTTTCTTGAATAGCTTTTGGACCCCCTAACATATCTCTAGATGATTCCACCTCTGAATTAATATAGGGCTCCAATGCTGGATTCTCTTGAGGGTCTTTAACATCATAAGATGAAAAATCTTCCTCAGTCGCTTGAGGCTCTTCTACTGGTTTTTTCTCTTTAACTCCAGTGGGTTTCTTTTCTTTTACCTCAAAAACGTTCCCGAGCTCATCTACCACTATGTTATCCTCTTTATTACCTTTCTTATAAAGCTCTATAGCGTTGTCTTTA